GATGTTGTCCATGCCCTGAGCATTTAGATTGATACTGAGACTAGGCGGAGGAGTGTCTGGCTTTGCACTCATAGGGCTAGACATCGGTGACATAGGCGGCATCGGATCGCCACAAGCTTCGGCCTGTACTACTGGCTGATCCAGCTCTCTCATTTTCTGCATTAAATCGTTGAAATTCATTTATTAACTCCCTAGGGCGCTTTTAGCACCAACTTTGTCTGTTTTGGCCTTAGGCAGCTTGTATTCTGTCTGCACTCCGTCCTTTTTGCGTGTCTTTGCAACCTTGTCAAGATCTTTTAGAAATCCCTTGTTGAAATCATCACCGAAGTAGTCTTTGTGTTTGATTTTTCCTGTGCCTTTTTCCATGTCCTGTTCATCTAACAGTGCATCGCCACTGGGTTCGTTGTCTAACAACACCTGATCCATTTCTGTGGGTTCACTGCTATTCCGCACACGGAAACAGTCCTCATCAATGCCCATGGCTTTGACATGAGTTGAAATTTCAGGAGGTGTTGTGGGATATTCGCATACCACCTCAAACACCGTGACCTGCATGTTTTCTTTACCTGGAAAATCCAGCGGCAGTTTCTGTATAGGAGTGGTCATAATTTTTTCAAAGGTCATGACCTTGCAGCTATCCAAGCGCGATTTTAATGCTTCTTGGAATTTTTCAGGAACGTCGCCCGCAACTTTGATCTTGAAGCTGTAGATTTTTTTGTTTTCGACGAGATATTCTTTAAAAGTTTTCATATGAGTATTTATGCTTTTCCGCTTAATTTTTTCAGCAGCTCATTACGATCTGTAATCACATAGCCCTGTCCGTTTATTACATTACCGGGATCTACACCAGCATCATTATCTATTTTAAGTTTTTTCAACTGTAGATCTATTGCCTTGAGCTTCTTTTCTATTTTGTTGCTTTTGGCAGTGATAGCATTGCCCATCATTGAGCTGGCTACTTCAAATATCCTACCGGAATATCTCACTTCTACATTCATGCCCAAATCCATGAGATCGTCGTAGGCTTGTTCGGCTTTTTTTGCCAACTGATCCAATTCTTGCTCGTCAAGATTTTCTAGCTCTTGTATCTGCGGCAGTGTTTGCACTATCTTTTGCACTGCTTGATATTGATCGTCGAGACTGGTGATTTCTTCGTGAACAGGCGCAGGCGGTGGAGCTGGTTCGGGTTGAGATTCTAGATCAAACAGTTCTTCTAATTTTTTAGTCATACATTACTTATTTCCGTTTAGCACCTTGATGGAAAATATCGCCTTCATTTACCACTCTAAATCTAATCCCCTGTTGCTTACACCAAGCAGTAGCAGCTTCCCACTTGGCCATGTTTTTTATATATTGTTCTTGATTGTATCTGCTTTTGCCCACTGATTCTCGCAGAGTTTGGCTCTCAGGTTTGACTTCTACTACTTCTGCATGTTTCTTGCCAGTTTTGTCTTTGTACACAATAAAAAAATCCGGCACATATATAGTGTATTTGCCGGTCAGCGGATCACGGTAGGGTATTTGTATGCTTTCGCTGGCCCAATTTTCTACTCCGGGATGTTCGTCTAGCATACGCATGAACACAAATTCCCACGAACTGCGAGACAACGGAGTTTTTTTACCCACATACTTGTTGGGGTTTTTCATTTCAAATCGACCCTGTGCAAATTTAGGCATTACACAGCTATGTTTCTAAGTTGATTGGGTTTGACATCTTGTGTCCGAAACCCTAATAATGAAGTCGGTACACGATTATTATTAAGTATTTCTACAACAATTTCATTTAGTTCCGCGGATGAGTAATCTTTAAAAACGCCTAATATCTGACCAATAGGTGTGCCATCTATTTTAGCCTGTCTCAGTAGTATCATCGCCGAAGTATTAGCAGCATCAGTGTCAAATCCTGCTTTACGAAAAAAACTCACTGCGGCAGTAACATCGTTGGCGCCAAATTCCAAAGCTGTTTCGCCATATCGTTCAAAATACAATTTGGTGCCTGCGGCGCTGTCTTCTATGATATTACTGGGTAAATTACTAGCCATAGGTTATCCTCCTGATCAGCTGCCTGCATCTTGATTGAATGCTATTCCGCCTGGTCGACCTACCACACGTTTTTGCGTTGCAGTGGTTGTTGTGTCAGTGCCGGAATTTTTTGGGAACCTTGCCCCTACCAATCCTGAAACTGAACTTGCTGCTGCGGTGATATTTGCGGGATTACTGAGAATATTAATAGCCTCGCTGGCCAACTGATCTGCTGATAATCCTTGAAAGTTTTTATAGGTGTTAATGGTCTTGGCCACTGTGCCTAAAAATCCCCCGGGTGTGTTAAATGCAGCGCCTGATCCCACTTCGCCGAAAATCTGTTGTATCCCATCTAATACTCCACCCTCGCCAGTGAGTGTTGCGACCCCACCGCCTGCTACACTCAGTGGACTTGGCACAGTGTCGTAGTGCAGAGTTGCAAATCCTTTAGGTGTGCCTACAGATACATTACCTGTGGTGTATTTTACCGCTTCATATTCCAGTGTCATAGTGCTTTCGTTGAACTCAGACACAGAATAACTCATATCACCGTGACTCCATGATTTGATCCTAGGATTGACTAGAGTGTATCCTACAAATCGTCGTCGACTCATGGTATAGATAGTCACCGACGTGAAAAAAGGAGGAGATATCTTGTTGTCCATGCCGTAGGTAAAATTATCTTGAGGAGTGCTGGTTGCTCTTAGATGTGTGGCACCGTATGCAGCATCGGGTAAATGCCTGTCTGCTATGTAATAACCATAATACAGGGCCCACATGGCATTGATCACTGCATTGCTGTCGTCATGCATAGCGATGCTTACAGGCTCATAATTGATTTGCTTGTATATAATTTTTTTACGATTGTATTGATTCTTTATCACAGAATCAAAATTAAATTTTGGTAGATCCACAGACTTTACCAACAGGCCTGCTTCGTTTTGATGTTTGGCAGTAAACTGACTCATGCCTCTCACGGTGTTATCAAACTCGAACTTCACATAAAACAAAAATTTAGTCTTAGGAGACAGTCGCAGGCCGTTGTCTACAAATAATCTAGTGGCGTGGCGATAGTCTGCCATTTGACCTTTGGGTTTGGTTAGCCCTTCGATCAACCCTGAACCAAAATCTGATAGATATCTTGTGAATTTATTTGCCATACAAATATTTATGCCACAAAAAAAGCCCGATTATTAGTCGGGCTTTGGATGAGGTTATTATTAACTCTGTGCTGTAGAAGCACCTGTGGTAGCTGCACCTATAGTTCTGCCTACTGCTGCACCGATTCCACCGATTGGACTTACGGATGCTGCACCAGCTGCAAACTGTGCCAAATTATCATAGACAATAGATAGGGCTACAGTCATGTGCTCATTGGTTGAGTAGTTAGCATCGCCATAATCTGCGTTTTGTACAAAACAACCATAGAGTTCAAATGTCTCTAGTGTGTTTGGCACTAGAGCGCCATTACCGCCGTCAAGCACTTCGATACGCATGGTAAATTTATAGTCAATACCCGAACGTGCAGACGCCTGTTCCATAAAATCGAACTGCTTCTGGATCTGCTGTCCGACTAATTTCTGTACTTGACCACTAGCATCATCACGTAATGTAAGTGTTATTGGTTCCAATGTATGTTTTCCTGCCAGCTTAACTTTAGAATTATAAACATCCAACGTCATTTCTTCAAATGTTACTTTTGGTCTAGTGACGTCTTGTACCTGCTTGGTAAGTTCAGTGGCTGCGGCAACTCCAAATCCCAACAGTGTAACTCTAAAGCGATATTTTAGTTTTGGCATCAGCAGCACTTGAGTACTGCCTGCCGCGTTGGTAGTTGGAATACCAATGTTGTTAAGCGATGTAATTGCCATTTTTAAATTTCTCCTGTGTTCTTGATACGCAATGGAATATAGATGAATTCAATGGCTTTCACTGGTTCGATGGCAATGTCAACATACAATTCATTGCGATCAATACGAGCTGGAGTATTATTGCTTTCATCACACACAACTGCAAAGTCGTAGAGTGCTCTCAATCCTACCAATTCTAGTAACAAACTTTCCACGGCCTGCTTGATTTCGTCTCTGGTGATCTTGTCGTTGGGTTCAAACAGATATGGACGAGCCAACTTGTTCAACTGGCTGCGTAGATACACCACCAAACGTGCTACGTTGATACGATCCAGTGCTGATGCGTTTCTTGCACGAGTCTTTTGACCGTAGGCCACAAGTCCCACACCATTGAAGAATGGGATTGGGTTTACCTTAAGATCATACAAGGTATCACGTTGACCTTCGTTCAGTGCTACAGTTTGGAATTCTCCTGTAGCAGCATCAATATAACCTACTGCTGTGGCGTTGGTAATACCGCCACGTCGTGTACCTGCTGGTGCAAACCATGGGAAGCTGACATTGTCGCTGAGTGCGATAGTCTTCAGCATCATATGACTTGCTGGAACCACTGCGTTAGCTCCACTTAGGTCTGTGGTAAATCCATTTGGATAGTATGTGGCCAAATATTCGTCATAGGTCACAATACCGTCATCGCCGTTGTCTGTGACTAATTCTGCATTAGTTCCCCAGTTGGTCAATGAAGTAGCATCTGCAGGCAGTCTCAATGGTGTGTCACCTACCACAAATGCAGTAATGCCTCGGTCAATGTTGAGATTTACTAGGTTGCTCATTGCTTCTGGGTATCCAGGGCAGGCTATGATATTGAAGTTTCTGCGTTCTTCATCGCGGATCTCTTGGCTGGTATCAATCACTGATTTCAGAGCCTGTGTGACCACTTTGCGCTGTGCTTTGCGACCAAATGAACCAGAACCGTCTTCATTGTTGCCTGAAGCTGTGGTCCAACGATCTGGATAATAGCCGCTCATGCTTAGACCAGCGCCGCTGACAAATGCTGAACCTGCTAGTGTAGCTGCACTGGTTCTTGGATTATCGCTGGCAGTGTCTATGTAATTGTTAGTGTATTTTTTAACATTACCGCCACTGCGTCTTAGATTCCACAACAGCATGCCTTTGGGATACAGTGCAGGATCAGGTGCATCTGGATCCAAGAAGTTGTTGGTAATGAGGTCTTCGATGGTGGATTGTGCTGTGCCTGTGCCTGAAATATTCCATCGAGCATCTGCAAACAATACACCTTCTTCTGTGGTTTGGTCTGTCTTGTCCACTAATTCCCAACGCAGTGTGGCATCGCCGATATCTGTAAGATCGCTGTTGTATCTATAGATTGTTGGATAATTGTCTAGGTCAGCTGTGCTGATCCATAGATCGCCTGTGACAGTAACTCCAGATACATAAGGATTGCTGGCAGCTACCACAGGCAGATACCCTGTTCTCAGTGTGGCTCCCGGAACTTCATAATATGGTGCTGAAGAATGTCTATAACCAACCCATGTATTACCGTTGTGGATCATGATGTCCACATCAGCAAAGTTAGGATTGTACCACAGTTGTTGATCTGATGGCTCGTTCAACGGTGCATCTGGACCAGCTGCAAATCTTGGATCTTCAGCAGCCAGTGGTTTCCATCCTGATGCCAGATAGTCTTGAGATGCTCCTGTAGCAAGATCTTCTATTCCTGCAGTGCCGCTGCCCAGTGACATACTATATAAGTTTTCTGTACCTGCTCTGGTTTTGAGGTTATAAGGAGTAAACAGTGTTGACAGCGGAGTTCCTGTGGAATCTGTAAGTCTAAAATCACCGCCTTTAGTATGTGTAATTACTAGTCTGGCAGAAGTAGTGCTGATAGTTATCACAGAAGCTGCAATGTTTGTGAATCCTGCGGCATTTATTGCTGCTGCAAGTTTGTCTGCATCGCTGGAATTACCTGCAGGAGCATTTGATGTACCTGTTGATAATGTAATAGTTTTAGCGGTATCTAGTGCCAATTGTCCTACTATACTTTCAGCTAGTGTAAACACCAGTGTAGAGTTTTGGGTAAATGTACTGGCCTTGATAATATTCGAAGTTATAACAGTACTGGCACTTGCCGCTGCATGTCGATACCATGTGCGAAATTCTACAGTTTCTGGGCTAGCATCAAATCCGCTGTTTTCTTGTGCATTGCTTTGTACAAACAATGCGTCTGCTGAAATATTTGTACCACCGCCACTGCGATCGAGATAGTATAGTGCTGCATTTGTAGATGCATGGATAGGAGCATCTGATGCAACCCATGATTCAGTTGCTGAACTCCAACGCTTGGCTCTCCAACGAGCACCGTTGTTGGGCTCAGTGGTCTTGATCCACACGCTGCCAGTTGCTACGCCATTTACAGTGCCTGCATTTTCTGAAATCTTATATGCGGGCACTGAAGTATGCGGAGATTGTTGTAGTTTAGGTGCAAGATATGTGCCTGCAATCGACGCTGTTCCTGCTCCTACAGTTATGGTCCATGCTCCAGTACCATCAGTTAGAGTTACATTACCTTGGCCAAGTGTACTGTCTGCTGTATCGGATGTGTATCCGTTTGAATAAATGTATAGTCTACCATCTATTGCCTGTGCAGTAATACCGTCAATGGCTGTTTGTTGAATACGTGTGGCTATTGTAGCAGCTGAAGCAGATGTAAATGCTGCACCTAGTTGAACATTATTAATGAACAGTGTTCCGGTTACAGCGGTAACTACTTCAGAAACCACAGGCCAACTAGCTTTCCATGCTGGGGATCCGACCAGTACCCATTCTCCTGCAGCAACAGCCGTTGCACCGCCTGCAATACCGCCATTGCCTGGAGACTTGTAATATATTCTTGCTAGATCATTTGCAGTTGCATATGCAGCATCTTCACCTACAGTCTGGAATACCACTGCATAATCACCAATCTGACCTACAGAAGTTTTAGGAGCATTGTTTGTGATTTTAGCAGGACTGTCTGCATCTGTTAATATGATAGGCAGTTTGTTTGTGAATTTTTGTCCGCCGGCAACTGAGGCAGCTTGACCGTTCCACTCTTGGATACCCCAAGTTGTGGACTGCGTGTCAATCCACCATTTGCCGTTTAAAGGATTCGCTCCCGGAGCATCTACTTCTGCTGCAAGTTCGTCTAGATTCACATCAGCACGAACAATAAATGCAGCATTGCTGACTCCTAGCAGACTGTATGCTGCTAGAAGACCATATTCGTTGCGTTCCGAGCCATGGATAGGAGTTGAACTCGCTGTCTGCTCAAAGAACGGTATACCAAACAGATCTACAAGATCTCGTTGACTGGTAATTTTAAATGCTTTGCCAGCATTGGCTTTGGTTGTTGCTGAAGCTGTGTTAGTGCCAGCTCCGTTGGTTTTGTCTTGGCCGGAAGCTACAACGATAAGAGGAACTGTACCAGGTTCTGCTGGTGTATAAAAACTCTCGTCAATTACTGTAACTTGTACGCCTGGTGATGTTAGTGCCATATCGCCTATTCTCCTGAAATAGTTGCTCATAATATTTAGCATACTATTCCAAAAACAGCGAGTTAGGCGTATAACAAAAAGGGGCGAAAAAGGGTAAATACCTCATGCGACCATTCTGCAAGGCCTGCGCACAGAGACCGCGAGCCATTAATTATCACAAAAACAATCGTGCCTACTACAGAACACTGTGTGAAATCTGTTTAGCACATGGTGCAGGTGCTCATGTACCTCGTTGGCAACGAGCAGGTTACCGGCCTAAGACTCACTGTGAGAAATGTGGGTACAGGAGTCCTCACACACAGGTGTTCCGTGTGTTTCACATAGATGAAAATCTCAACAACTGCAGGCCTAACAATCTCAAAACTGTGTGCTTGAATTGTGCTGCTATCTTAGGCAAAGAGGGCATCACTTGGAGGCAAGGCGATCTTGTGTCCGACTACTAGATTTGCACTTTGCTCATAAAGCTCATCAATAGAC